AAAATGAAGGGAAAAAATGATAGACTATTTATCAGTTCTTTGGCCAGGAACGCAAGAAGGCAAAGAAAACTATACCTTAGTTGCAGTAGTAATTGATGAAACTATCATAGAAACTTGGGCATTTTCAAATTATTTTTTAGATTTGTTTAAAAATAACAACTTCGTTAATGATGGTACAGAAATTGGAGAAGATGTATTATTGCCAAGTGGTTGGGGTGGACCAGAAATGTCAGGAACCACAAGGTATAAAATAAAAGTTGTTAATCAAGAAGGAATTACTGTTGAAAACATTGTTTTAAATGAAAGACATGGAGCAATGTTTTTAAGCCAACCAAAAATTTATCCAATAACTGAAAACTTTAGACCAGTTCCAGGGCAAAAATTTATTGATTATAATAATTGGGGTTAATAATGTCAGAAGACGTAAGGCCGTGGGATCTTTTTCTTAAAAATAAAACAAAGGTTTTAGATGAGGAAAAAAATAATCGTTTAAACATTTGTTTATCTTGTCCAGAATTAATAAAAATAACAAAACAATGTAAAAAATGTGGTTGTTTTATGGAATTAAAAACAAAACTTGAAAATGCAAAATGTCCAATTGGTAAGTGGTAATATGAAGTATCGATATAAAATATCAATGGCTCAAATAGACCCAAACGGTCTATGTAATTCTGGGTGTTGGTTTTGTCCAGTTGCTTACACTCCTAACCCGGAGTTTGCAAAAAAGCATATGCCAATAGAGTTTCTAGAGAGCATTGTAAAACAATTACATGAAGGAAAAGGCTCTTTTGTATCTGAAAGTTTTAATTTTATATACACCGCTCACTACAATGAAGTTTTATTATATAAGTACTTTAAAGAAATGTTAGATATATTTAGAAAATATAAAATACAAACAATCGTCTTAACTAATGGAATACCTCTTACTAAAAATAAAATAGATATTATTAAAGAGTATAAAGATGTGGTTTATGGAATATGTATGAATATACCTGCGGCGGACGAAGAATCTTGGTCAAGATATACCAACTCTAACCCAAAAATATTTAATAAAGTTATGGAAAATATAGAGTACGCGATGGAGAATCTGCCAGAAATGGTGACCCATGGTCAACTATCCATACAGATAAATGGGGTAGACAACAACTCTTTGGCTAAAAACGGTGGGTGGGTGGAGATTTTAGGCAATGCCCCCGAGATGAACTTGAGCATTGAAGATGGTGATTTAAATAAGCACTACATTAAATTCAAAGAGATGTTCCCTAAACTAAACGTATATAAAATGAATAGCTTAATAGATCGCGCAGGGCATTTGGACAAGTACGGTGCTCTTACAAATATACAAACTATTGACAAGACCCTAAGAAAAGACAATAAAAAAGTTATCAGATGCGGTAATGGCATAGAAGTTGGTGGAAGACCGAATGGGTGGATACACGTAAATCCAAACGGAGATATGTTTATATGCTGCAATGACTATGATTTTGAAACCATATATGGAAATATCAATGAAAAGCCAATTAAAGACATATGGATGAGTTTAGACCACCATAAAATGATAATAAATTCTTATAAAACGCTGTGTACCACCTGCGCATCTGCTATCTGGGGCTGATATGTCAAGTATCTTCATACAAATAGCTGCATACCACGACTATGAACTTTCAAGAACAATACTTGACTCTATAAAAAAATCATCTGGGGAAAATAATATAAATTTTGGAGTACATCTTTGTTATTATCAAAAAAATAATATAAAAATACCTGATTTACCAAATGTAAAATATGAAGTAAGCAGGGCTCCTGAAAATATAGGTTTAGGTGTTGGTAGGCTTATAGCCCATAGCTTCTATGCTGGAGAAGATTACTACTTTCAGATAGATTCGCATAGCCGTTTTGACCAAGATTGGGATAAAAAATTAATATCTTGGGTGAAAGAGTATCAAGATGTGGGGTTTGAAAAGCCATTAATAACTAACTACCCTAAAAACTACTCTTACGAGGATATGAAAGTTAAACTAGAAAACTCTACGACTATAACTGTCATCTCTTTTCATGAAAATATTAAACAATTTCAAGAAATAATGGTTCCTACTCAGACCGCTATGGGAACCTCTAAGGAGAACATTTTTTCTAAATCAGTATCTGGAGGTTGCGTATTCACTCTTGGTAGTTTTATAAAGCCTAATCCAAAGATTGCCTTTTACGGAGAAGAAATATTTATAGCAGCAAGAGCCTATACAAATGGGTTTGACCTACTTGTACCTAAAGAAACCTTCATGTACCACCTATATTACAATCACGATGCTCCTTCAAAAAATCTTAGAAGAATAGTCTGGGAAGATTTTCCTAAAGAATTTAAAGAAATTGATATAGAGTCAAAAAAACAAATTTGGAACACATTTAAAGAGAACAAAGTGGGAGATGGATATCTAGGAACAATGAGGACTTTAGAGGAGTTCCAAACTCACACCGGGTTAGATTTTAAAAATGGAGTAGTCAACAAATCTTCTTGATATTTTGACCTGTAATTATGGTATAATTTGACTAAGATTATTGACTGATAGTTAAGAAACGATATAATATGCAGGGAGGGCAAGATGTCAGAAATGCTAACAAATGAGGAGAAGTCTGGTCTTATTGAAGAGCATAAGAAGAATCTGCTTTTTAACCTGTTTAATATAGAACTGACAGTCATCGAGGAAGAGTGTAAAGACACTCCAGATGAAGAAATCCTGTCTAGCCTTAATTTGCAGATTTCTGAGATAAACTTAAAAATGAGCGCCCTAGACGCTGAACTAGCAAAACTTTAATAGCAACTATCAAAAAAGACTAATATTAGCGTTACAAAAACGTTAATGGACACAAGGAGAAAAAATGGCATCATCTGACTTAACTACCCAAGAAAAAGTATCGGTTATAAACATACATATAAAAAATATTAGATACAATAAATTTAATGCCGAGCTCACTTTGCTCGAAGAAAACGCAGCAATATCTCCTGACGCATCCGCAATTACCCACTCTAATGCTCAGATTGCAAAAGCAGAGGCTCAAATTGCAGCACTAGAGGCTCAGATAGAATCTTTGTCTTAACTTGTAAACATAGACCTAAGGACAATTGACACATGGACAAAAGTAAAAACGAACTTATGATTATTGCTCTTCAACAACGTATTGGGGAAATTGTTTCTCAGTACGAGGGTCAGATTGCATCTCTTCGAGCGGACTTAACGCAGATGATGGCAGTTGACGACATAGTTAACTCTCCAGATAAGTTAGAAAATAAGCCATAGTGTATGAAGTAAGAGATGGTTCTCGTACGCTTCAATTTAGTGGAAAACTTTTAGCCGAGTCTTCTTCTTGGCGTAGAGGTTCTACTAGGTGGATAGAGTTTGCTCTCTACCGTACAGAGAACGGATCTTATGTTTTATCACGTATAGGCGTATCTTTGATGTATCACGGGGCGGCATGCCCGCTTATTGATAGATATGATTTAATAGAAGGCATGACAGAAAATCTTGCTAAAGATGCTTTTCCATGCGATATTTGTAATCCAAATAAAACTTTACCTATAGTTTTTCCAGAAAAATACCGCTACTGGGCTCAAGTTAGTGACAACCCGAGGCCAGTTATAAATGCTCTTTACAAATATGACTTTGTCGGGGCAAGATACCTAACTGGAGTTGCTATAAGACTTTTAGAAGAAGCATCTAAAAATGATGAAAAAATAGATTCTGTGTATAGGATAGAGACTATTCCATAAAGTTAGCAAAAATGATTGAGAGACAAAATGACAGAGGGATTAGACGGAGTTCAAGTAACACTTGTTGATTCCGTAGAAAAAGCTAATGAATTTATGTCTTGGCTTAGCCAACGCAGACCACATGATGCGATAGCAATTGATACTGAAACTGGAGAACGCCCTGGTATGCCTAGGGAACATGCTCTATCTCCTTGGCATGGAGATTTACGTCTTGTACAAGTTGGCGATGGAATGCATGGATGGTCTATTCCTTGGGCTGAATAGGCTGGAGTTTTTTACGAAGCAATGGAAAAATTTAATGGACCTATTGTGTGCCACAATATTGCATTCGAAGCGCGTTGGTTTGCTGTTAAATCAAAATGGGAAATACCTTGGCATCGCTCTCACGATACGATGATTATGGCTCACCTAATTGACCCTCTTGGTCCAGGAGCCTTAAAAACACTTTCTTCTCGCTTTGTTGATAGGAATGCCGCTCATCTGCAAGATAAGTTAGATATAGATTTAGCAAAGAATGGTTGGACTTGGGGAACTGTTCCGACTAATTTTAAACCTTACTGGTCTTATGGCGCTTTAGATACTATTTTAACAATGCGTTTATGGGAAAAGTTTTACGAAAAATGCGGTCCAGATAAGCCTTACCACAAAGCCTATGAATTAGAAATGGCTACGAGAAAAATTGTAACTCGTATGGAAATCAATGGAGCAAGAGTTGATTTAGAGTATTCAAAAAGAAAATATGAAGAACTCATTCAATATACGGAATCTGTAAAACTGTGGGCGGCAAAAAACTATGCTGGCACAAGCATAACAAGCAATATTCAAATAGTTAGGTTATTTGAAAAACTAGGCGCTGATATAACAGAAACAACTCCTTCTGGTCAAAAATCTGCCAGTAAAGACCAACTAGACCTTCTTACAATTACTGGAAATGAAGAAATAAAAAATCTTGCTGAAACTATACTAAAACAGAGAAAAGCAGATAAACTTGCTAATACTTACTTTTTAAACTTCCTAGGTAAGTCAGTAGATGGAATACTTCACCCTTCTGTAAAAACCCTTGGTGCTAGAACTTCTCGCATGTCTATTACTGACCCAGCCCTTCAAACACTTCCTAAAGGCGATGACACTGTTAGAACAGCATTTATACCTAAAGATAAAGACCATGTAATTATCACATCAGATTTAGACCAAGTCGAGTTTCGCATGTTTGCATCTTTGTCAAAAGACCCCAACCTGATTCAACTATTCCACCGCGCTGATGCAATTGGTTCTGACCCGTTTACCGAAATTGGTAGAGAGGTATACCAAGAGCCAGATATGACTCGCTCGGATAAGAGACGTAACTTAATTAAAGGTATGGTTTATGGAAGACTTTATGGTGCTGGAGTTGCTAAACAGGCTCTAACTGCAGGTGTAGCAGAGCATCAAATGAAATCCGTATCTGATGCTTTTGACCAAAGATATCCTGGAATGATTAGGTTCCAAAAAGAAATTGAAAACATTGGGGCTAGAAGAACTAGAGAAGAAGGTCAAGGGTATGTTTACACTTGGACTGGTAGAAAGATACCTTGCGACGATAATCGTGTGTACACTTTAATTAATTATTTAATTCAAGGAGGGGCTGCAGAGGTTTTCAAATCTAATTTAGTAAAACTTGACCAAGCAGACTTAACCGAGCATTTAATTGTTCCCGTTCACGATGAAATTGTTCTTCAGGCTCCTAGAGAAGATGCTAAGGAAGTTATGGAAACTGTAAAAAAGTGTATGACAACAACCGAAGGTTGGGATGTCCCACTTACTGCTGGGATTGACGGCCCATTAGAAACTTGGGGACAAAAATATAAATGAGATACATACTTTCAGTTGACCCTGGCAAAGTCAGTGGCATATCTTTACTATCGTGGTCTGGCAACGAAGACGAGCTTCCAGAAAAAAAGTTTTCTATAGAGGCAAATGAAGAGTCGTATTCCTCTTCTATAGGTCTTGCTCTAGATGGATGGAAGAGATACGATTCTTTTATGGTGGTTTGCGAACGTTTTGTGATTACAGCCCAGACTGTAAAAAACTCTCAAGCGCCCTTTAGCCTCGAGCAAATAGGAGTTTTAAAGCATTTGTGCAGATCTAATGGGTATAAAGCCGAAGATATAGGTTTTCAGTCTCCAGTAGACGCTAAAACTATGTTTCCTAACGAGGCTCTAAAGAAAATAGGTACTTGGCATAAGGGCGGGGAAGGGCATGCAAATGATGCTATCCGACACGCTCTACTGAAATTAGCAAAGACAGGATGGAAGCCAAGAGTTCTGCTAGACTAGGATATGGACAGAAAAAAACATTAGACTAGTTTTTTCGAGTCCATATATACAACATAGTGACGAGGAGTTAAAGTGGCGGTATCAGTTGATATTGACGCTAAGGGCGAGCACATACTTATCAATGCAGAGTGGCGCTATAAAGAGCTCTGTAAGAGCCTTCCTGGAGCCTCCTGGAGCGTCTCAGAGCAGGTATGGCGCGTACCTTTGAGTTGGACGACCTGTTTAGCGCTACGGTCCACGTTTCGTTCGGAGTTGGTAATTGAATCCAATTTAGCAGCCTGGGCAGCCAACGAGGTAGAGACTCGTATAAATCCTGCCAATGCTTTAAGAGAGTTAGAAACTTATGAGGGGGACAGTGTTCTCTTTCCTCACCAGAGAGCAGGAGTTGCTTTCTTAGCAACTGCTAAAAGAGCCCTCCTAGCCGATGAACCTGGCTTAGGGAAATCACTTGCTAATTCAGAAACTGTACTAACGCCGTCTGGTTTCATACCTATCTCTGAGATAGAGGTTGGGTCGTATGTAATCGGTTCAAATGGAAAACCTACAGAGGTTGTAGGAGTTTTTCCTCAGGGGGTTCGTGATATCTATAGAGTTACATTTTCTGATGGAAGTGATGCTTTAGTAGACCTGAATCATTTATGGCAAGTAGAGAACGCACGTACAGGATTTACCCGTGTGTTAACCACCAACGAGATTATAAAGTCTGGTTTAAGAAGAAGTGATGGGCATCGCAAGTTCAGAATTCCTCTAGTTTTACCTGTTCAATTCTCTAAAAGTTCTGAATTAGAGATTGATGCGTATGTTTTAGGACAAATACTCGGTGATGGAAATTGTGATGCATTAGGAAGAACAAGACTAACTACTGCTGACATAGAAACAGTTGAATTAGTAGTCTCTAATGGATACCCGCTTACTTATCGTAGTAAATACGATTATTATTTTCCAGGCCTTGCTCCTAAAATGAAAGCACTAAAGTTGAACGGTCTAACATCATCTATTAAAAAAATTCCAGAAAAATATCTTCGTGCATCCGTCAAAGATAGATTGGCTCTTGTAAGAGGGCTTATGGACTCGGATGGGTGGGTAAGCAAAGATGGAACAATAGTTCAATTCACTTCTGTATCTGTAGATCTAGTAGAGGGTATGACAGAGTTAGTTCAATCTCTTGGAGGAATAGTTAGACGCACCTACAAAAATAAACCTAAGGGAGGAAACTTCCCTGTACATACCTTGACACTTAATACTCCTTTTAATCCCTTCCATTTAGAGCGTAAAGCATCTCTTTGGTACGAGCGTAAAATTTATCCTGCTTCTAGGTATATTGATTCAATAGAATTTGTGCGTAAAGAAGAAGCAACATGTATAAAAGTTAAAGCAGAAGATCATTTATTTGTTATGCGTAATTACATTGTTACTCATAATACTGCTCAGGCTATTAGAGCCTTAAAAGAGTTAGATAATAGAGGAGAAGATGTTTTCCCTATTTTAATTGTTTGCCCGAACACCCTAAAGAAAAACTGGGCTAGAGAATTTAATATGTGGTGGCCCGATGTTAAGACTCAAGTAATTAAAGGCTCTGCGTTGCACCGAAAACGCCAATTTGAAGAACCTGCTGAAGTTTTTATAATTAATTGGGAATCCCTACGCTCTCATTCGCGACTGGCCCCATACGGTTCTGTGTCTTTAACTAGGTGCAAAGCATGCGGAGGTCAAGATGAGAAAATTAGTGAGACAAGATGTGAAGTTCACAAACGCGAACTAAATAGCATAGATTTTAAAGCCGTTGTTGCAGACGAATGCCACCGGGTAAAAGACCCCAAATCAAAGCAAAATCGTGCACTCTTGTCTGCTTCTGGAAATGCAGAAATTCGTTTTGCTTTAACTGGCACACCTATCTCCAACAACGTTGTTGATATGTGGCCAATACTCCACTGGATTTCTACTAAAGATTGGCCAAGTAAGACAAAGTGGATTGAACGAATGGTAGACATAATGCTTAATGCTTTTGGCGGGATGATGGTTCTAGGCGTAAAACCGCATATGACCGATGAGTTCTATAAAAGCATTAACCCGTATATGCGCAGAATGTTGAAAAAAGTAGTTCTTCCACATCTACCTCCAGTTATGCATGAGCGTAGAGATGTAGAGATGTCTACTAAGCAGAAAAAGGCTTACGAACAGATGAGAGATAAGATGATTGCCGAATTAGAATCTGGCGACATACTCTCTGCTCCTGGAATTCTTACTCAAACTATACGACTTCTTCAATTTGCTAGTTCATATGCAACTATGCAGGTAAATGAAGAAACTGGAGAACAGAAGGCAGTTCTAGGAAATCCTTCTTGCAAGATTGATGCTTTGATGTCTGATATTGAAAACGGAGACTTCGGGGATGACTCGATTGCTGTATGCGCCGTATCTAAACAACTTATTAATCTATTAAGTGCTGAATTAACCAAGCAAAATATTTTTCATGGACTAATCACTGGAGACCAAGACGAAGATGAGCGACAGAAAGCCATTGACGACTTTCAATCTGGAAGAATAAAATGGATTCTATTTACTGCTCAGGCGGGTGGGGTTGGTATTACCTTGACCGCTGCTCGTCGTTTGATTATGCTTCAGAGACCTTGGTCTCTAGTAGACCATAAGCAAGTTTTAGATAGAGTTCATAGAATTGGTAGCGAAATTCATGACTCTATTGTGATTACTGACTATGTTACCGAAGGCACTGTAGAAGAAAGAGTTATCCAAGTCTTAGAAACTAAGGCTGATAACTTTGAACAAATTGTTCGTGACAAAGACCAACTGCTTAAACTATTAAAAGAGGATAAGGAGGGGAATCTATGAGCGAAGTTGTAAGACTTTCTAACTCTGAAATTCAAACTTTTAAGGATTGCCGTAGGCGCTGGTGGCTTACCTACTACCGCCGTCTAAAGCCTAAATATCAAGATATGACAGGTGCTCTTGCTCTAGGTAGTCGTATCCACCAAGCATTAGATGACCACTACTCAAAAGGCATTCCGTTACTTAAGGCTCACTCGGATTTAGTCGAGATAGATAAGCAACTTCTCCTTGTAGATTTTAGAGACGTGTCTAACCTAGAAACTGAAGCAGAACTAGGTAGAGTAATGCTTGAAGGATATGAGCAATGGGTAGAAGAGAACGGTATAGATGCTGAACTAGAAATTATTTCTACTGAAGAAACAATTATTGCTCCACTCTTTGGTGGAGAAGTTGAACTTCAAGGAAAACTAGACATGAGAGTTCGTCGTAAGTTAGATGGAGTTCGAATGTTTAGAGACTTTAAAACAGTAGGAGGATCTCTTGCAGAGTTCTCTAACATGGCTCACATGAATGAACAAGTAATGACATACATGCTCTTAGAAGCAACTAAGGTAGACGAAAAAGAGAGAAGTGATGGCGGAATATTTACTCTTCTTAAAAAAGTTCGTCGTACTGCTGCAGCCAAACCACCTTTCTATGACCAAATAGAAATTCGTCACAATGTATTTACTTTAAGGTCTTTTTGGAATAGAATTCACGGAACAATTACAGATTTAATGAAATCAAGAAAGGCTTTAGATGCAGGGGAAAACCACCAGTTTGTTGTATACCCAAGACCAAGTCGCGATTGCAAATGGAAGTGTCAATTTTTCGCTATATGCCCAATGTTCGACGACGGAAGCGCTGCTGAACAAGCAATTAGTGAAATGTACGAGGAGTCAGATCCTTATGCGTACTACAATACGGATAAAAAAGGAAGCGAGTAAGGTATGAGTCAAATACAAAGATCTCTTACATTAATGGTTTACGGAGAATCAAAAGTTGGTAAATCTTCTTTTGCTGTAACCGCACCATACCCACGTCTTATGCTTGACGTAGAGGGTGGGCATCGATTCCTACCCATTGTCGTAAAGTATTGGGACCCGCTCCGTGAGGAGCCACCAGTTGCTGATGGAACTTGGGATACTTGCGTAGTAACAATTAGAGACTACGACACAGTTATCAAGACCTATCAGTGGCTACAACTTGGAAAACATCAGTTTAAGAGTTTAATTATTGACTCTATATCTGAACTTCAAGTTAAATGCATGGATAGCATTGCTGGTAACGAACAAATGAAGATGCAGCAATGGGGCGAACTTCTTCGCCACATGGGTGGCTTGCTTCGTGATATTCGTGATTTAACAATGCACCCAACTAATCCACTTGAGGCAGTTGTATTAACTGCTATGTCAAGATCTAGTCAAGAAGGAAGAAACAAGCCTTATCTACAAGGTCAATTAGCGATTCAAGCACCATATTTTTATGACATCTTGGGCGCTCTTACTGTAGAACAAGTTTCTAATTCTGACCCTCTACAACCTCCATACAAGGTACGCCGTATGTATGTAGAGAGAACTAATGAATATGAAGCAGGTGAACGAGTTCAAGGACGTCTTGGTTCTATTGTGGAACAAGATAAATTATCTATAGAAGTTATGCTTAATACCATTTTTGGACCTAAGCAAACTGCAGTAACCGAAACTACTAAGCAAGAGGAAGAGGTAAAGGCATGAGCACTCTAAATTGGGGCGATCTCATAAAAGATGCAGGCGAATCTGGAAATTATGATCCGCTACCAGACGGGGACTACGATTTAGTTGTCCTAGAAGCAACACATAAGTTAACTCAAAGTGGTAAGACAATGTTCTCAGTTAAAGCCCAAGTTGAAGGCGGACCGCATAATAAGCGTTTCGTTTGGGATAACTTAGTTGTTTCACCAGACAGTCCAGCAGCACTTGGTATTTTCTTTAAGAAAATGCACGCTCTTGGTGTACCTCGTGAATACTTCTTACAACAACCATCTCCTACCAATGCTCAGATTGAGCAACTAATTAGTGCTAAGCGGTTCCGTGCTCAAATTGGAACGCGTACATGGAATGGTACAAAAAAGAACGAAATTAAAAACTACTACCCAAGTGTTTCTACACTTTCTGCCTCTGCTCCCGCGGCTGCAGCCCCTGCTCCATCTCCAGCACCTGCTCCTGCTCCTGCTCCTGCTCCAGCGCCTTCAATGGCTGAAGCAACTCAGGCTCCTTCAGCACCGTTCTAAATAGTTCTATTAGGAAGCCACCCTGTAAAAATACTCGGTGGCTTTCTAGTAACTAATAAGGAGAGAAATGAAAGTCCTACTTACTGGCTGTACGGCTCCTCAGTCTTCTAAAAATACTAACGAAAGAAACCCTTCCTTCGCCGGGATTATAAATATGTCCCTAATCGAACTTGGGTTTGATGTTACCTGGGAAGATCCGTCTGTAAAAATGAGTAAAGAATATCTTTCTCAATTTGACTCAGTTTTGGTAGGAATAGCAAAACCAACTAGCATAATTTCTCATAGGGCGTACGGCGCTCTATCAGTAGTAAATCACTCCAGTGACTTAGGTAATCTTTCTCTCTTTCTAGATACCCCAGATCCGCATAAAATATATTTTAGTTTAGGTGATGTATACCGTAAGCCAGAATCTTTAATAAGTAGTTTTTTCTCCAAAAAGAGAGAATATAACTTAGCAATAAAACCAGAGTATTTTAATAGCGTTGTCTCTGGGGCAAAAAAACTCTATACACAGGAATGGCCAAGTACGTTTATCCCAGCGTACCCTTGGTCAAATAATGAGTTTGTGTCCAAGAATATCCCTAACATAAACAAGACAAAGTTGTTTCTAGTTAACCCTGATGCTGTACTTTTAGAAATCAGCAGTAGCGCCCCGAAAGTAAACTACGGGAATCACTGGTGCATTGATAATTTAAAAACTGACTGGTCTAAGAAAACTATTATGTCTTTGGCTAAGCCTTATGTAAGTTATAGAGAGAGCAGATGGGAATCTAATTCAGATATCTTAACTAGACTTGATGGGTCTTTAGGGGCTCTTATATCCACGTATAAAGACGGTAATCCTTGGTGGTCTTCAAGTTTATCTCAGGCTCTGTTTGTTGGAGTTCCAGCAGTAACTGACTGGAGGCTAACATCCTATTTAGGTAAAGAGTGGTCGCTTCTTGCTTCTACCGTAGAAGAAATGACCCCTGAAGAACGAACAGTTCTGGCAGAAAATCAAAAAATTTCTTATATGAATAACTTGCCTTCCTCGGAAGAGATGAGAGAGAATATAGGAAGTATCTTGGCTCAAAAAACGTACGTAACAAACTAGACTCGAAAAGAGAAAAAAATGGCTAATATAGATATAGATTGGGTAAAAGAGCAACTTACTAAAAACAAGACTAGAAAAATGATAGGAGACTCTGTCCTAAAGTTACTCGTAACTTGGGAAGAGATAAAAGAAAAAACTAAAGAACAAAAAGTAGACAACAGCAAAGAGATTGTTGAGATTTTTTATAAGCTATCTCTTGGACATGCCTTGGTTAAAGAAGATAAAAACGAAGTATGGGTACAGGCACATGCTGGAGATTTAAAAGTAGCAGACTATGTACGAGTCAGATTTAATGCTTTTATGGATGAAAAAGGTAAAAAGTACAACGGAAGAAGAGGCAGAGTTGTAGGCGTTCGGTATGGAGATATAATTATCAAAAGCAACGATAATATTTTTCCAATACTAGATGGAGACCACTTAAAACCAGAAGACTTAGAAAAACTGGTGTCTTAATGAAAACTGTTACTTATAAATTTACGGTAAATGCAGACGACCACGAAGGAATAATTAATGAAATAAAAAAACGCGTGTCTGATTACCTAGTTGTAGAACCAGAAGATTGTTTGAAATATGTTAATTATGAGACTACTGTAGAAGACAATACCGAAAAAACTTTACTAGCACTTATATACACTGCCCATGTAACAGCAAGGATTAAAGATGACTTCAGAAAATAACACTGAAAAGGGTCCACTTAGAGTGGAAGCCCTACGAGAGGCTGCCAGAATTATTTCTGGAGAACGAGACGACCAGTACGGAAAGCCAGAAGAAAACTTCGAAAGAATTGCTAAAATTTGGGAAGTTATTTTTGGTATACCTATTAGTACTGAAGATGTTGCTATGGCAATGGTTGGTGTAAAGGTTGCCCGTTATGCATCTAAGTCTGGATTCCAACCTGATACTTGGATTGATATTGCTGGATATGCAGCCTGCGGATACGAGGTTGGTAGCGTACAAAACAATAAGTAAGTAGTAAAAACTTCACATAGGAGAAAGGGATAGATTTGTCTAAAAAACCTTGGGAGTTCGAGGACTCTCTCTGCTCAGAAATAGGAACAGAACTTTTTTATATAGAAGACGGATATAAAGAAGCAAGAGAAGTTAATTTAGAATATAGAATGGCAAAAAAACTATGTAATGGGTGTGTGAATCTGCTCGATTGTGCTGACTGGGGAATTAAACACGAAGCATTTGGTATATGGGGAGGACTGACTCCTATAGAAAGAAGACAAATAAGAAAATGGAAAAAGATAACTCTTAATCAAATTTATTAATATAGAATAGAAAAAGCGACTAGAATTGTCATATAACTTAGCCTAACTAGGAGGTTTGTATGGCAGCGGAGTCAGTGTTTGTTCCGATGGCACTCTGCGAACTTTGCTGGCTTGAGGATCACGCTAATTGGGAACCTCAGAGTGTGGACGAAGAAGGCAAAATAATGATGAGGTTAGCTGGCGTAGATATTCCAGAGATAACTAAAACTGGAAGTGTTGATGTTTGTTGTATGTGTGGCTCTATAACTATTGCTGGAATATATGAATTAAAAGACCCACAAAAAGTTTATTTTTTAGAAGACGTTTCTTACAAGGATTTTGAGTACAACTTTGATATTATAGAAGAAGAATAGACTTGGAGCAGAGTGTCAAAAGACGAAAGACCTGGAGAAGAACTCTGGTATGAATGGGACGGTTCTGGCTACAAAAAAGTAAGTAGTAAAGAATTAATCTATTATACCTTTGACCATGTAGATGTAGAGAATGAAGTTGTAAGACGCGCTCTAGCATCTGCTATTCAAAGAGATGGAGTTGCTTGCTCGTTGGGGGACGGGTTTAAATTAATAGAAACCTCTATAATAAACCTTGGTTGGGTCGGTCTTTTAGAAGAAGAGTTTGAATTTATGGTCTGCAATGAAAATTCTGAGACCGAATATGGAGATATAGTAGAGAATATACAGTCTGTTACTTGGATAGAGATATAGAGATATATAGTGTTTTAGTTCAATAGTTTTATATATGTATAGTATAAGATTAGATATATGTGGAAACCTGCGGAGAGCCTAAATTGGCAAAAAAATGCGCTCTGCGCTAAACCCAAAAATAGGAAGTATTTAGATTGGTTTTTTTCTAAAGACTTTTCTAAAAAATATGCAGCAAAGAATCTTTGTTTTACCTGTCCTGTAAGAAGCGAGTGCCTGCAGTGGGCATTAGAGCATAAACAAATATGGGGCATATGGGGCGGAAAAGATGAGATTGATATTAGAAGGACTCTTTCTGTATCTTAT